ATTGGCAGGAACGAACATATCGCCGTATTCATTGTAGTCATATAGGATAGAGTGTTTTTTATGCCCGTCCTGACGATGTGGCTCGCTCTGAGGAACCCAGAAGCCATCACATGACCTAAGTATCTCACTGACACCGGGGATTATCTCCCCAGCATCGGTGTAGTAAATATGATTGTCAGCATCAAAGTTGATTTTCATATTAGAAGTTCGGTTTTATCTCAGTGCCTTCGAGGAACATGCGGAGCGTGTCCCATTCGGCAGATTTCTGGATAAGCTCACGTACCCATTTGTAGTTCTTCGGAATAGACTGATAAGAGGCTATGAGCTTGCCTGTGTCCTGCTCAGACATGTCAAAAAAGATATTGGCATTAATTGCCTCAAACTTTTTACCGATTTTAGCGTTATATGGCGACATTGTTGACACATTCGCCCATATAATTTCGGGGTCGTTTTTGTCAGGAGCATGTGCAACAGTGAATGTGGCATATGTATTCAGTAGTGTTTCTAGGTCGAATACCCTCGCTTCGTCATCGGTCATCTTGCCGCGCACTGCCTCAATATCTTTGCGAAGACTTGCTTTCTCGTGCATAGAAAACTTGTAGGTTTTCCCTTTTACAAAAGGCTTGCCCTGATTATCGCCCGGCTCCTGCATGTAGCAGTCAAGCTCCCAGCCGATATAGACCTGATGCTTTAGTACTATCTCTTTTGAAGTCATATCGAGGACTTCCTGCGTACCTAAATCGATTATCGAGTAGCACCTTGCGATATACATATCCGCTGGTATTAACTCTTTCTTTGTTGTTGGCTTACTATTTGCGCCCGGTATCATTGCCATACTTAATTCTCCTGCTGAACTACAGCTTAACGTGTTATTAATTTATCAAAACAGGGCATTACCCCTTGCCGCCCAGCTCGTGAACGGGCGGGAGCAGCCACCGATTCCCATTACATAGCAGAAGTCCTCGTGATGGTCGGCTTACGGATTTGGCTCCATTCTCGCATATAATCAAAATTGGTGCGAGAGGCAGGCTATCAAGGTGGGCTTACCTATCCATATTTCAGGACAGTTAGGGTTTGAACCTATTACACCTTCTCCCTTGCCGTAATTCAGATAGTCCCACACTCTCGCATTTTTCTTCTTGGGGCAGGGCGCTACTTCTGCTCATTAGATATTCTTTATGGTTTGCTCACACCTAGTTCTAATCTACAGCAAATCTCATGTGTCCGCTTTCCACATCGCCCAAGAAGGCTATTTTTACGAGGTAGCTCCTCGGCTGGCTGTTTATCTCCATTTAACTACTTTAGTCTACCCGGTCTTTTGAGTATTACAATTACCGGAACGCATAAGCACCAGCTTCATTATATTCAGTTTCCAATGTGCTATTTTTTAGCAGTACAATAAGTATATACTTTTTTTACGTGTTTGTCAATCCCCTATTTTAGTAGCTCGGGATTTTGATGTTTATTGCCGATAACTACTGATTCTGCTATCTCTTGAGCACTTAGCTCATCAGTAGCCTCACTACCGGGGCTAAAAATACCTAGCTTATCATCGAACCAGACTACAACACCCATGCCTAGCGGGGTCTCGATAATGTCATCAAGAAATACCTTTGTGCCTTCTTTGTCCTCAAGTCCTATAGACTGTATAATTATCCTGCTCCTCCGGGTATAAGGGCACCATATCATCCCTCCGTGCGGGTCGTTTACCCATATAGTGTTATCACCAAAAGCGACCCCTTTATGTATAGAAATTTGTCCTACCTCAAACATCTCTTTTCGCTCTTCGTCCCATGCTCTAAATAATAGCTCCATCACTTCACCCCCAATGCTTCCAACGCGGCGGCGGTGAAGATGAGTTTCTGGTTAGGATATTCTCTTTTATACCAATTTATGAACTGGTCTAGGGTCACTGAAACATCATAAGCACCCCCACCTCTAGTAATAAAATACCTATTCAAATTCTCCGTTGTCGCAGGGAGGAAAAAAAAGTGGCGATACAGGGATATTTTCGCTATCATAGTATCAGTTATTGGTGTTCCCACTGGTATCAGCTTATCTATCGCCTCCAGCATCCCATACGCCTCAACCTCCTCGACAGGTGGGGGAGGGGGGAGTTGTATATAAGCCTTCATGTAGTGAGTATGTTTGCGTGGCTCATCGGCATATACGCGTCTAAGCTGCACCCCGGTATCCGTATAGTTTACGTAGAACCATCCGCTATCGTACTGAGGCACCTGCCCTTTCACCCATTCCTGCTTTTGAGGGGTGGCAACTTTTTTGCACAGCGGGCAATCATCGAGATAGTAAGCGGGATGTTCTTTGCAGCGCAGACTATCCCTCACCTCATCGGCGTGGCGGATGGATAGACCGGGGTAGCATATATTTATTAGATTGTGTTTATGAAATGTGCGATTAGCGCCCGGATAGCCCTCAATAAAAACATCTATCATTGTCTCATCTATTTCTACAACTTTACCTTTATGATCCCCGTTAGGATAAAAATTTACATCCCCCTTCCCGCTATCCGCCGTCATTATTATCTCATCCCCTACTTTGAATTCTCGTGTCATTTGTGTGTCTCCTTATTTGTTTAATTTGCATACCGAAACGCTGGATATTTCTCAAATTCCGCCTTTAGATTGTAGTCGTTTTCATATTCTTGCAGCCACACACTATCTATTGAATACTGGCATTCATACATTAACTGCATTATAAATAGAATATCCTCATCATTCAAACACTTAATCTGAAATCCTACGTGCCCCTCAATGTCAGGATATATTATCAACGTCGCATCATTATATGTATTCCTTGAGCCGGTGAACAATTTAATTTCTATACACTCGAAACGATAAGAAATCTTCCGGTCGCTTATTGTTTCTCCATTATTTAGAAATATTGCGCGCTCCGTTTTATTTAATTTATACAAAGGAAATTCACTCCATTGAGCCGCAGATGGCATAAAGGCATATCTATTAAGAATGCTTGCAAATACCTTGCCTACGTCAAAAATATTCACTTCATTCACATGGCCCAATCTGTAACCTCCTCGCGGCCGACCATTTACCACACTATCTTGGTTGTGCTGCGTTATCATTATCATAACCAGCCCTATTGCTATTAACGCGATAATCATATTACTATCCCCCTCTTCTCCTTTAATTTATCCACAACTCATCATACAGTCTATTTATCGCATCTATATCCTGCGCCGTGCCGAACATGAGCAGGTAGCGGAGCTTATTAGCTTTATCGGTGCGCATGGTTAGCCTCAAATCTTCTCAGTGCGATATTGTCAATAGTCGCCTGTAGATGCAGCGCGTCCTGATTTGTCCTGTAGTACTGTTTTAGCCTTGCGTTAATATCTGCGCGCTCGGTTGCTAATTGCAGTGGGTTCATTGTGGCGTATTTGTTGCACTGGTTATGGTAATATACGCCCGTTTTTAGTTGTTTGGTTGTGGTAGTTGGGATCATGGTTATACCTCCTGTATCATCTTTATAAAATATCCATCGGCGCGGTGATTCGACCCCTCATGTTTATATGCTATGCAACCAGCGAGGGCGCTATCCATATCTAAATAAGACTGAGCGCAATCTACCCCGTTTACATAACCAGCATATCTTGTCTGCCCTTTATCGCTGCCGTTAAAGTCGCTCACATACTCCACGATAGCGTAATCAATTATCTCATGAATTTTGGTAACTTTGCCCCATGTAAACCATGCGCCATTTTTAAGCTTGTCCAAGTCGGTCGTGCGTGGATTCGTTATGTCGTTAATGTCTCTCATAATAATTCTCTCCTCAAATTTTAATTATTTGCCGGAATCCTCCGACGGGGGTTAAGTTAGACTATTTTATAATTAATAATTTGTCCAAAGTCAGGGTTAGTGTCTTCATCGCCTTCGAAGTTATATATAGGTTCAATCACTATCCCTTCGCCTGTTATCTCGGTACCGTCAAACGCCCAACAGTCATTATAGCGCTCGCCATTCCAGCCATTTAAAGCATATTCAATGTCGTCAATCTCAATAGTTCTTATTGTCTTGTCTGCCCACCAGTTATTATTTGTTTTCATTTCCTTGCGCCTCCTAGCGCTTGTTTGTTTTAATGATACCATTATACACCCTTTAACAGTTCTTGTCAAGTAAATATTAATAATGGCGTTATATTTATATCTTGGGTGCTTTTTTGCGGTTGCGCATCAGGTCTTTTTCTATTCTTTTATAGAGTTCTTGGCTGGAGCAGGTGATATATTCTTTGCCAACTTGTATATACATAATGTCGCCAAATACATCGCGAGGCACCTTTATTTCCTGCGCCGGTCTGCCCTTCGGATTAAGCGGCGGTTTTCCCGTCATTGCTTTGCGCCTGTCAGGGCGGGTGCGTTTAGTTGTCATGGGTTATGTCCTCGTGTAAAAAATTTAAGTTCAATAAATCTAACGCACCCAGATCATCGTATTTCTCGGTTAATTTTTCTAAAATAATTTTATAGGCTGAATTAAAAGTTTTCTCATCCATAATCTTAAAATCTAGTTTTAGTACCCCAGACATATTCTTTATTGATGAATAATGTCTTTGGTAAGATATGCTATAGAAATATACATATTTCATCGCGATACGTCCTCCTTCAAATATTCTCCATATAGCCATTCTTTCCGTTCTTCTTGAGTGCTATTTTGATAATCTTGTATTCTATCATCCTCTTTATATTCTATCTTTGGTGGCCATACTCTATACGATTTCGCCTCTTTTTGAGTGCCATCAGCGAATGTGACGGTAATTGTTTTGTGCGGCTTTGTGAAGTCATTGTATCTTGTATCTATCGGATGAAAATTATTATCAAAACTAATCTCTTTGATATTATTTTTCCTGAAAAAGCGAGCCATGGTTTTGGTATATCGCAATTTATGTCTATATTTTTTCATGGGTTATGTCCTCTTACTTCTCAAAATATAAATCAATTAAATTCTCAATCATGCCACATATCTTGGTTTCATATAGTTCTTTCGTATAGGCAATAGCCTCATCTATCGTATTGAATTTTTTCATAACCTCCACGCCGCCACGTGATGAGGATAGCACAACTAAATAAGTATATCCCTCTCTTTGTATATCTATCGTGCCGATAGTTCTGTCTTGGTAGATGTAAAAACCTGCCACTGCCTCTTTTTTATCAATTTTTAGCGGCTTGATTTTTGAACCTACTATGCCCGTGATTCTCTCAATTAGCTCCTTGCGCCTTTGTGCTAATTCTGCCTCGGTTGGTTTTTTGGCAATTTTCAGAGCTCTTTCGGCTTCAACTATATCAATAAATTTCTTTTCCATATTATCCTCTCCTAAAATTATATTTCTCTTCCGCATACGCTATCAAATCACGCTCCGCATGGTCTTTGGTCTCGAAATAGGCATCGGACATGGCATGGTCAAAAGCTACCCACATATAATCTCCATTATTAAATCGAATGATATAGCCAAGACGGAAGAGACCGAAGCGGAGAGTGTGGAGCATGGTTATTTGTTCTCCGCATAATATTTTTTCCATTTTTTATCGGCTGCTTCGAAGGCTCGCTTTGCTTTGTCACGGGCGGTTTTTAACCGGAAGTACTCACCAGTAGGCTGAAATACTGGCATGGTTATCACATATGCTGTCAGCGCAGTCTCAGCTTCTTTGTATTCGTCCATTTTGGCAATGGTGGTGTCGTAGAGAGTATAGTCGGGGATCATGGGGTTAAATCTCCCTGAACGCTAAAACTTGGCACGTATAAACTAGCCCCCTCAAATTCATCCTGCAAAAATTGTCGGCTTTCGGCATGTACCCATAATTTAACCTTACCTATCCACGTACCGTATTTTTGCTTACTGAGATATAGAGCCGAATCACAATTATCATCTTTCGGGCCTCGCTCAATAGGCTCCTTGTTGCGCCATACCGTGATTACATTGTCGGCCATGTTTGATAATTCCTTTGGGCCCTTTATATCCTGCTTGTCGGCCACATCAGATTTGTCTTTTAATTTCACTGCATGGGCCACGATAAAGAAATGCACGGGATATTTATTTTTAAACTGTACTAATTTCAACAAAAACTTAACCTGCTCGTCCCTGTCTTTTTCGGAAAAACCCAACATCATTAAGCTGTCGATAACAAAGAAGTCTATCCCATATCTTTTATACCCATATTCAAAAGTTTTCAGCATATTATCTGCATTGGCCTGACCAAATACATCGTATATCCATATTTTATCAGTCATCCAATGCAGCGCCTTTTGAATATGTGGGGCGCTTGGACGGTCTAAGCAAGTAGCCATTCTCACCAGCCCGGCCCCGGTACGATCACCTGACACCTCCATTGATGCGATACAGCTGCGATACCCTTGATGTGCGAAGTCAAGGCACAATTGATTAAGTAAAACCGATTTACCGGTATAGTCGGCCCCGGTGATTAGGGTTATTTCTTTCGGCCTCATCCTGATAAATGGATGAGTTTTCTTCCATGGCAGCCGGGCCCCTTTCTGCTCATCGGTCTGATGTATCTGAGCGATAATACCTGTTTGAAATTCTATAGGCTTTTTTAACTCTTCCGGGTCAAATTGTATGGCCGTTTCAATATAAATATCAATATCGCTGGCTGGGGTGCTGTTTTGTAGGCACTCATTTATATCTTTTTTTGGTAAATTACCAAGTATTTTACACCTATCACGGCCAAGCCTATCGAGTAATATTAGAGCCCCTTTTTCTCCGGGGTCGTCCTGATCGAAACAAATATAAATTGTCTCAAATCTTTCAAGGTTTTCGTATTCGTTCTCTATCCACTCCATGCCTTGTGAGCCGTGAGGGGTTGACAGTGCCGGATGGCCGTATTGTTTCATTGACATAGCGTCAATCTCTCCCTCTGTGATAACCACGTATCGGTCATTGTCGGTTATAGACTGCCAGCCAAATAATACCGGCTCGCATTCCGATTCGATAAAATACATTACCTTTTTGCCGTCAGGCTTTCTCTGTATATCTAAATTTTTAGCATTGATTAACCTATTTTTATTGTCATAGTATGGGAACAATATACCCGTACCCTTTGTATTTTCTGTGACCCCAAATAATTCAATTATTTCTTTTGATAATTTGCGATCCTTGGTTAAATAATCCATGATTTGATTTTTTGGAGCCGGTTTTGACTCGATATATTTTTTAGCTTCTTCGTTTATTTTTTTATAAGTCTTGGCCGGTTGATGCAATTTATGGTTATTGTCCAATGACACGCCTAAAAAACGAGCCATATCATTACGGGCCTGAACAAAAGAGACCCCGCGAACCTTCATCCATAGGTCAATAATATCCTGATATTTGCCACCAGAGGCAAAGTCTTTATACCAGCCTTTTTTATTGCCAGTATAATGTATTTTTAAGCTCTGTCCCTTCTCGCCTGATACCGAGCCTACTTCATAATAATTATTTACCCGTTTTGCATTAGGTAATAAATAAGTAATAATCCCTTCTAGGTTTTGCAAGGCTCTTTGTTTTAATTCTGCGGGGGTCATATGTTGAGGTAAATTTTTTAGTGGGGATATTATAAGATAAAAAAACCTATTTGTCAAGATAAATATATTTATGCTATAATATATCAAATTTAATAAATAGGGAAAATGGAACAGAAACTATACACCCCGCAAGAAGTGGCAGAAAGACTAGGTATGGACGTAGCGAGTCTATCGAGAAGGCGTAAAAAGGGGATAATTAGGGCATATCAATTGAGTTATAATATGATAAGGTATAGCGAAGAACAGATACAGGAATATCTCAAAAATCCGTTATCAGTAAAAATATCTCCTGCGAAGGAGGGTTAAAATATGGCCCGTATTAGAACAATCAAGCCGGAATTCTGGACTGACGAAAAGGTCATTGAGTGCTCACTGAATGCTCGATTACTATTTATTGGTATATGGAACTTCGCCGATGATTATGGAAATATTCAAAATTCACCGAAACAAATCAAGCTAAAAATCCTTCCGTCCGATTCTATCGACATTATTCCTTTGATAAAAGAGCTAGCCACTCATGGATTACTCACGGAGTACTCAGTGGATAGTCAAACTTACCTACATATATCAGGATTTGATAAACATCAGGTAGTTAATAGACCATCACATCCGCAGTGTCCTAAATACGAAGTATCACTGAATACTCACGGAGTACTCATTGGGGGAATGGAAGGGAATGGAAAGGAAGGGAAAGGAAATAAAGAAAAAATAAATAAAAAAGAAAAAACTAAATTCGGTTCTTTTGAGAATGTTAACTTGTCGGATGAGGAGTATCAGAAACTCAAAGATAAATTTGAGGACTTTCAAGACAGAATCGAACGGTTGTCTGAGTATATGGAAACTAAAAACGTTAAGTATAAAAACCATTACGCAGTCATTTTGACATGGGCTAGAAACGATAAAGCCAAAAAAGAACCAGTACTACATAGTTCTGCGACTGAATACAAGGGGAATGTTCTTTAATTTCCATGCTATAATAAAATCATATTCGAGGTATAAAAATGAAAACAATACTTTTTATCGTAGCCGTAACTCTGATACTATCAGGCTGTGGAACTACATCACCTACGCAGACAGCGCCGGGATATATTGACTTTAGATGCGTATATCCTGCTAGCGCTCCTGTGATACCAGCGTCAGGAACTAAGACGGTAGTGTTGCAGTAGCTGTGGTATAATTGAGGCATGAAGAAAGATAAAAGACCAGTGGGAGCACCGCCTAAATTCGATAGGAATGAAGTGATGAACAGGATTTATCCGATATTAGCAACCTCAGAGCGAAGTATATCGGACATTCTCAAAAATGAGCCCAATATGCCAAGTATCCCTGTGTTCTTTGAGTGGCTAGATGCTGACCCAGAATTGGCTAAGCAATACGCGCGCGCAAAAGAATTACAAGCGGAATACAGTGAGGGTATGCTTTTACAGATAGCTGATGATGGCAGAAATGACTTCATGGAGACCGAGAAGGGTGATAAGTTTAATGGGGAGCATGTCCAGCGTTCTAAACTACGTATAGAAACCCGTCAATGGTTGATGGGTAAGCTCCGACCAAAGAAGTACGGAACCGAAAAACAGTCTATCGAACACACTGGCAAAGACGGTGGCCCGATAGAGCACAAAGATGTATCAGCTTCTGATTTGGCGAAGAAGTTATCACGTGAAGAGCTAGAACAGATGGCTATCTTGGCAGAAAAAATACAAAAGAATGATACATAATTCTTATTATCGGGCTTAATTTGTGTACATTCCCGAACTAGAAAAAATACAGCGAGCCTTGCAAATACAGGATGCTCGTGAAAATTTAATAGACTGGTGTGAGTTCGGGCCTGTAGGTGAGCGTGGTAAGTTTGTTCGATATAAATGGCAAGAGCACCTATGTACTGAGCTTGAGGAGTTCGCCTATAAAACATCACAAGGACTGGCGCCTCGCATGATAGTATGCGCTCCTCCACAGTTTGGTAAATCAGAGATAGTATCACGCCGGTTCCCGGTATGGTATCTTGGAAATTATGGCGGCCCAATAGCAATAGCCTCTTGTGATGCGCCCCTAGCATTAGAGCATAGCCGCTCGGCGCGTGAGATGTCTAGTAGCGATGAGGCGTTTGATGTCTGGCCCGACATTAGAACAAAAAAAGCCAGTAGATTTGGCTACCGCCGAAACGATACTGACTTAGTGGCATCATGGACAGTAGGCAATGAATTGAGAGGACGCTATATAGCTGTAGGCATCGGACAGACACTGACAGGCCGCTCACCTCAATTAATTATTATCGATGATCCATTCAAGGACAAGGAACAAGCTTATTCATCAGCCTATCGTAATCGCGTATGGGATTGGATAAAGTTTGTCGTATTCCCGCGAGCCCGTGCAAATGGGTCAGGAATTATTTTTATGCACACCCGCTGGCACGAGGATGATGCGATAGGCAGACTACTCAAAGACGAACTAGACGGAGGCGACCAGTGGCAAAGCCTAATTTACAGGAACGAATGCGAGGATGAGGATGATCCGCTTGGCCGTCAAGTAGGTGAGTTATTAAATCCATTAAAAATGAATGAGGAGGCGACAAGGCTCGCAAAAAGACACTCACGCGAATATTATGCACTTTATCAGCAACGGCCTACCTCAGTTGAGGGTAATATCATCCAGCGTAAATGGGTAAAGTTTTATAAAGAACTGCCTGCGAAATTTGACAAAATAATACAGAGCTGGGATTGTGCGATTAAAGATAAGGAAACTAGCGACTATGTAGCTGGTCAGGTATGGGGCAAGGCAGGCGGGGAGTATTATTTACTTGGCCGTATACATGAACGCATGGGATTTGATGCGACAATAAAGGCTATTCGCAGTACTACAATTCGATACCCCGCTGCGATAGGTAAGTATATCGAGGATAAAGCTAACGGATCACCAGCTGGTGAATTATTAAAAAAAGAAATATCGGGAATCATCCTTAAAAATCCCAAAGGCTCGAAAGCTAATCGATTAAAATCAATACAGCCATTATTTGAGGCAGGTAATGTTTATTTGCCGGATTCATCTATCGAGCCCACTATATGGGACATGGTAGAAGAGGTAGTCGGGTTTACCGATGATGGGGCCAGCACGAAGCATGATGATGAAGTCGACAGTATGACGCAGGCATTAGTAGAACTCGCTGGACTGACCGGTACACCTACCTATTCCCGCCCTGCCGTCTCCCGTCGATAAGGTATGGTATAATAAAGGAAATTTACACGAACCTATGACAGCGATAACGCCATTTGATTTGTACCAAAAACTAAAAAAACCTAGATATAGCGACACCGACAAGAAGCTGTGGGAGTTCTACGAGGACAGTTACTTCGGTGGTCAGGACTATAAAGAGGGTAAATATCTCTATGAATATGAAAATGAGAGCCCGGACAGATACAAATATCGACTACTCGTCACGCCCTACACAAATCAATGCGCGCCAATTATAGACCTGTACACGTCATATCTATTCAAAAAACCTATCAAACGTGTATGGGGCTCGCTCGATAAAGATGAATTATTCCAAATGTTCTTGGATAATGCCGATAATCAAGGCAATTCATATGAGCAAGTGATGAAAAGGTCAGCTACCTTGTCAGGGATATATGGTATTATTTTTGCATTTTTAGATATGCCGAATTTCGATACCAACTATGTGACCTCGTTTGATATTCAGCTCAAAAATAAAATATACCCATATATGACGCTTATGGAGCCGGAAGATGTGCTATCATGGGGCATGGCACGTGATACTGTTACTGGCAAAATGGGTCTATCGTGGGTTAAAATCGAGCAGGAAGGCGAAGAGGCGAAGGACTGGCAGAGTGATAACTCAGAGCAGTGCTATGTAGTCATTTGGACAAAAGACACGTGGGAGAAATACCTACTCAATAAAAAAGATAGTAGCGCCGTGCTCGATAAGGAAGGCACGAACCCAGCCAAAACTATCCCGATAGTGCCAATATATAACCTGCGAGGCGAGGAGCTCATGAAGGGGCTGTCGGATATAAGGGATATAGCGAATTTGAATAGGTTGCATTATTGTCATGGCAGTTCGGCTATACAGGTTATAGATAATTCGGCTTTCGCAATGATAGTTATCCCTGCCGAGATAGGGGCAGACGGCAAAGAGGTTAAAACCGTGACTGTTGGGCCGGGGTATTCTGTCACCGAGACGCCAGAAACCAAAAATATTACTAGATACGTCGAGCCCCTATTAAATACTGTCGGGATAGTGAGAGAGGAGCGCAAGGAGCTTGAAAAACAAATAACAACCCTCGCTCAAATGGGTGGCGTGGCTGCCATTGAGGGGATGCGTAACTTCCCATCCGGCGAAGCACTAAAAATATCAAACCAGCCTCTCAATGCCCTACTCACAAATAAGGCGCAAAACATCGAAGATGCTGAATATAATATCATCCGTAACTGGCTAATGTGGCGCTATAGCGGCGATGTCGCCAAAGTCGATTCTATCATGGCAGAGGTCGAGATAGAGTACCCGGATGAGTTTGATATTGATAGTTTATCGAGCGAGCTGGATATATTGACTAAAATGATAGCAGCCAAGTACCCGGAGGAAACGCTGAAAGAGAAGCAAAAGGAATTACTACCGATGATATTTCCGAACATGGAGAGTGAGGAGCAGGCTATACAGGAAGACGCTATCGATGCGAATACTATCAATGCGATGGCAGCGCTGGCGAAGGCAATACCTCAACCACCGCAAATGACCCCGCCAGCCAAGATGCCACCGGATAATATGGGTAATATGCCACCACAAGGGGATATGTAATGGAAGAGCTGCTTGATGATGATAAAAGGCGCGATGAGATACTTGAAAATACAGTAGAAGAGCTGAAAGTACATTTTGATACCGTGCAAATTATTACAACGCATAGCGACAAGGAAGGCAAGGTGCAATATCAAAGTCATTCCTATGGTAATTTCTATGAGCGATGGGGCGCTATCAAATCTACCGAAGCAAGATTTATAGCTAATGAAATAGATGACTAGCCTCAAACCATCCCTTCGTGACAAAGTCGATAAGTTATCTCAGCAAATGACTGACTATATCGACAAGGAATTGAACAAATATGATAGCGAGATAGATAAGGCGCTGAAATATGCTGCCAATGAAGTGCAGTCTTTGTCAGTCAAAAAGGATTGGACATTAAAAGACAGGGTTGAACTGGGCCGTGAACTCGATACCATTCTTGAGATATTCACGCAAAAAAATTTAGCGTTTTCGCAGAATTTCCCTGAACAAATCAAAATCATCGATGATATTTTTAAGGGTCTTGGCATCCCTCCAGGTGATCCACTCAAAGATCTTGTGAAAGCGACACAACAGCAGACATTATCAGGGCAGGAGGCGATCAATGCCATAGTTAAGGGGCATTTAGCAGAACTTATCACGGATAGTTATGTAATCGAAACGCCAAAAGCAAAGATGTTTCTCGAAATTCAGCAGGCGCTTATCGGAGGTACGGACATCCGGGGCCGGTCAATGTCGTCTTATGCAAAGACCTTCGCGCAAGATGCTGTGATGGACTTTAACCGCAAGGCGAATACTATCAAAGGGCAGGATGCAGGGTTGACCGACTGGTTATACTATGGCGATGTTATCAAAGATAGTCGCCCGTTTTGCGTGCAACACGCCGGGGAGATACTGAGCGACGAGGATATACAGAAGATACAGACCCAGCTCGACACTGTAGGTTGGACGGGTGCCAAGCCGGGCAATTTCTATATAGTCGCTGGGGGGTACGGATGCCGTCATCATTTGCAGGCGATTAAGGCTGAGTGGTTGGAGAATTTATAGAATCAATTATTTTTGCGAAAATAATCCTAGTATCTTCCTTGAGGTTAAGTTCCATAGATAATTTGCCTATCTCAAGCTCCATATACTCAGCGAGAAGCCCCGGCACCAAGTACGACATATCTATGCCACAACTTTTGAATGCTTGAATATATGCGACACCATCTCCCAATAACTCTTCGGGATTTTCTTTATATCGCTTTCGGGCTTTTTCAATAAGAAGATATAAGCGTTCGTTATGCCTTTTCTCGTATTTCGTACCTCTCAAGTATTTTCTATTTCTTTTCATCGATAATGTACTCCATCATCGCGTACATATTCCCGGCGATGCAGGATAAAATATTAGTTCGACCAAATCTCTTGTCGTGCTCCTTTTGAGCTCTTATCGCCCTGCGATTAAATTTCTTATACATTCTCAATAACTTCCTGCTTCTCCTCATCTACGATACCTTTGTGATTTTAAGATTGTCACCACATGCGCTTATTATGTATTCACCCCTTTAGAGCCGAATTAAATCACTAAATCGTTTTCGCCCACGAAGGCGATTAAATTGTTTGCGCTTTCTCAATATTTTTTTATTTCTCTTCATTATTCTTAGCCCTCATATTCCATTCATCCAGTATGTCTTGTAGTGGTGGTCTAGGTTTCATGATTATAACCCTATCAGATTGGATGTGATAAAAATTATTCACATGGATATTTCTTGAGCCGAGATGAGTGCTATATGAGGGGGAATCTGAGATTATATCAGTTTCGATATACAAATGCTTCACTCTCTGTATATGCGCAGGCTCCACAAGACCGGAGAAATATCCTATAACGATTTTTCCCCTATCTTTATATCATCGGGCATATCACTCTGCCCTTGTGACTCACATTGCTTTGCCGTTTCTTCATCATCATATACATCCCCACATATCTCACACTGATATTTATTTGTTTTTACTTCTATTGTTTTCATTGTTATTCCCCTCTCAAATCAATCCATTGTAAAAATACCCCGCCACAATTCGGGCAACCCTGTAGTCCTGATTTATCTTCCTGACAGTTTTCTCCTCTCCTCATTGGTTCATTAGTTATGTTATACGCTTTGAAATGGTAGAATTGACCTTTTGTTGTAGGCTCGCCGACTTCTCGTTTGTACATACCGTCATACTTGCAATAAGGGCACTGTGCTATATATTTTTTTCTCATTTTTTAGTCCGATAAGAGTAGTTATGTTACACGATAGGCATACGCATTATTGATACTCGTTTGAGTTGGTGATTATAATAGATTCTATATTCACCTGCTTGGATAATACGCACTCGGAAGTCTATATCTCCATCAACTCTTTCCGTAATGCTTAAACCTGTTGGCTCTCCGCATTCCTCATTTCTTTCCTGTCTTAATTTTGCTATCTCTGATATTTTCAAATCAAACAAGGTAATATCTCCTTTCATGAGAGCGGCTTCTATCACATCGGCAGATATAGCGTGAGGTATGCCAGATATATCTTTAAGGGTGAATATCTTGAAATCTTTTCTATCAGGATGTTCGGCAATAGACTCTATAGACGCTATAGGGGTATATGGCTTACGAAATTTATTTATCGAAGTATATATAGAAGATCGTTCCAACTCTTTTTGATACTCCCCGTTTGGGTCAAAGAGTTTCTCCCAAAATTCAGCGGGGAAATATTCACCTTCTTTTTGTTTCTTTATTGACCATCCGTGGCTAATCCCCAATACATATAGTAATATACAAGTAAAAAATGCGGCGATGTAATCTATTATGTTCATCTCATCAACTCCTCTATAATCTTAGCACTTATTCTCCATCTACCGTTATTCCCGATGCGTTTTGCTTTTATGCGACCATCCGCTATCATATCCCTGATGGTATCAGGAGTATAGTCTAGTATTCGTGCAGCTTCCTTGACGGTATAATGAGTTGGTTTATTTGGCATCCTTGTGCTCCCATAGTTTATGTACTTGATTATCTTTTGTGTAGTCGTAGCATTCTTTATTGTTGTTTTTTAAGCAAATAAATATGCCATAACTAGAGTTTGTTGGTTTGAGGTGCCCACAATGAGAGCATGAATAATGTTCACTGCCTTCTTTCTCTAGTTTCCAGTCCTGCAATGTCTTCGTTGTCTCTCGTGCTGCTCCTATTTTAATTAACTTGTCTGCCATATCACCACGCATATTGAACGGAAAACCAAGTTTAGCCATAGCTCGCCCTGTCTCGCCAAGTATCCCTGCTTCATCGATTAAGTCCATATCGATAAACTCAATCCTTTTTGGGTTCTCTATAATCACGGCGTGTTTCAAAAATTCTGGGTCAACCGTGAAATTAACTTTAATTGGTGGCATTCTTATCCTCCTTCTTAACTAACTTACAATAACCCTCTGTATCCTGCCTACCAAGCCTGCCGATATGGTCTAGTCCAATATCGGCACAACCCTCTTTGTCGCTATAGGTAGCATATACCTCCAGCCCTCCCCATCTCTCATTAAATTTTATTCGAGTAACTGGGAATATCCCACCCTTCGTCATTATTTGAGTACCCTTATAATCAAATACATCCCGCGTGATTTCGATATAGTACTCACTGCCTTTCATTGTTGCCTCGACTATCTCGGTTACTTTGTCGATATAGGTTTTGAGCCAATCCTCCATATTGACTTCGTATTCCTCTAAACGATAGTCTCCCGTATATTCCTTACTTAGAGAATCTAGCGCAGATTGAGCCTGCACTTTATCTACATGCAATCTATTATCGATTATATACTTATCATATCCATCAGCTAGAAATTCTGTACGCATAATCCCGTATAATTTCATTTGCTTCCCCTTAATTTCCCATATTATACCACAAAACCCCGCAATATACCGTAAAACCCCGCAATATTTTAAGCAAAACTTATAATACAATAACGGTACTACAAACCGTAGGGCAAAATTAACGGAGATTTTACATGTTTATCACAAAACATGGGTA